AGACTGCCGCAGTACGCATAGGCGCAGATGAATAGACTTTAATCTGTTTACCGCAATACTCGACTAGGCTATCGGATACCTCGCCCACACCCGTGTTATAGATTTCTAGGCATTCTTCTGCTGTAGTCACAGAATTACCACCGTAGACAAGTCTAGCCAATATACGGCATACCTCGGTAGTCCTAACATTAATGCCTGTTAGGTCTGACAATGTACGCTTGATGCCGTTATCTAAGACCTTGTAGGCATCGTTGCTCACGCCAGTGGTGACAAGCATCTGCACGGGTGTATCGGCTTCTACAATAGCTTCTAAGCGGTGTTGTCCGTCAATCAGTTTGCCTGACTCAGAGAATGCTACGCCCTGATGCGTCAATATCCAATCACCACGCTTGATGGCTTTGGCTAGACACGACACATACCAACCCCTTTGCTGACGGTTATCGGTGTTCTTGGATAGATAAACTTTTGCCATTTCAGGCGTTATTAGCTGTACTTGTGGGGTCATATTGATCTCCCGTATGGGTTAAGGTCTGCAAATACACCTTGTAAAAAGTCACGCTGACGATTAACTGGCGCAAAGCCACAACCATAGCGCAGTAAGTCAATTTGTTCTTTGGATAGATCAGAGCCACCTTCTAGTACATCAAAGATGCGTTCAAGTTCACCTTGAAGCTGTAGTAAGTCATTCGTTTGCGATTCTATTTCACTCATATGAGTTCTCCTGTTATCACGGCACATACCGTACACCCATATTAACTTAACTTAACAACTAATGCAAGAAATATGTTAAGATTACTTACATGAATTCAGTCGCTATCATTCGTTTATTGGGTGGCCCTACCAAGGTTGCTAAATTGCTAAATATCAGCGTTCCTGCCGTATCCATGTGGCAGAACGGTGATATACCTTACGATAAGCTGGTGATCTTAGCCGCAACCCTTGAAAAACAAAGCCACGGGTTAGTAAATCGAAAGACCCTATTTCCTGAAAGTTATAAATTAATTTGGCCTGAATTAGATTGATTTGTGTATAATTGCGATGTCAGGTCTGGAAAACTCGACATCGTAGCGTAAGGCTCTATTCACATGGGCTGGATTGACTACCTAGTTTTACTACTTTGTCATCTTTCCAGACCCCAGCCCAGTTGAATAGAGCTTTTTTCATTTGTGCTGGCGTAACGAACGGGTATCCGAGTGTCGCAAAATGCCAGCGAAATAGGCTAGATGGGGTAGAGGCCAGTTAGAGAATGAACTGGAGCGAGGGTCGACACCTGCAATACCCCCAAGTAATCGGTTCTAGCCGACTTGGACAGCCTTGCAACGGCATACATCACTAGAATAAAACCCACATTGGTGGTTGGTCGTTCTATGGAGAAATGATGCTTAAAAAACAAGCTGGCAAATGGGTTTGGGTAGATGAACCACCACCGCCCGAAATACTAAAAGCGGTAAACGACCACCTAACCTTTCTACAAGCAAGACCCGTAGAAATGACTGAGGTGTTCGGACTTGCCTACAATACAGGCGGTTTAGCTGAATATTGGAAAAAAACAACACTTAGGGTAAATCCCTATAAAATAACTGTTGACATGGTTAAGCTACCTTAATAAACTACAAGTACTCAATAACGAGTGAGATAGAAAAAGGAGAAGCAAAATGAGTAAAGAACAAATTATCGCCCTGTTGAAAACCCATTATCCACAAGCCGTTGCATACCTTTGCGATGCTTACGAATGCTCGCTTGAAGAAATGACAATCGGTGATGTAGCCTGTTTATTGGCTGGCGAACTAAACAAAATTGAAAATCCGTGATCGAAACCATAATGACCGTGTTTGCAATCGGTACTTTTGTAATCTTTGCGGCAGTTATGATAATTGCCGCATTTCTTTGCTATTGGATGAACAAATGACCTTTCAAGACTTCTACTCCCTATACCCCCGCAAAATGGGGCGCAAAGATGCTGAACGGGCATGGAATAGGCTAACCCCTATCCAGCAAAAAGAATGCCTAGAAGCCATGCCTAACTACCTTAAATACTGGAAGATTAAGCAGACCCAAAAAGACTACATCCCGTACCCTGCCTCGTTCTTAAACGCTGAACGCTGGACTGACGAGATTGACCTAGAACCCAATAAAAAGCCCGAACTACCTTGGTACTCGACTGAGGAATTGACCGCCCGCAAGGCGCAGGAAGTCGGATGCCCTGCTTACGCTGGTGAGGCGTGGCAACAATGGCGGGCTAGGATTAGTCAAAAGATTAAGCAGATTGAGGAACAGATGTGAAACACACTCCCGATAATTACCTTGTCGAATGGTATATCGGTGTAGCCAAAAGGCGTGGCTGGGATGAGGTAGTACGCCTACTAAAGCAATACCCTAAAGATGAAGAACGAATGAAAACATTGATAAAAAAGAGATTAGGACATGAGAGAGATTGACCCAAACCGTTGTATAGACTTTATCCTTGATAACGCTGGTAAGTACGCATCTGCCAAGGGTGAACTCGCCCAGCTAGAGTGCTTCAAGAGTTCGCTAAGAGCCATAATGATGCAGAAGTCAGGTGAGCAGACTATTGGGGCGCAAGAACGGGAAGCATACGCTAGTCAAGATTACCAAGACTTATGCAAGGCTATTGGAGTAGCGACCGAGAACGCTGAGAAGCTAAAGTGGGAATTGGAAGCCGCAAGACTGCGCCACGCTACATGGCAAACCTTAGAAGTATCTAACCGTAACCAAGACAGGATATTAAAATGATTGAATTACTTAACGAGTTTCAGGTTCTTAGAACCCTAGTCCGTAACTATGACGATGCTCTAAAAAGCAACAACGCCATACAGATGATGGAGATTGCGGTAGACATTGCTGAATCAGCTGTAAAGCTAGAGCAGTACAGCGTGGATCATGCCAATGTATCGTAATAAAAGTTTATTAGAAATTGTTAGAAGTTTTCCCTGTACCCATTGCGGGGCTATCGATGGCACAGTCGTTGCCGCACACTCAAATCAACTAAGGGATGGAAAAGGCCGTGGACTCAAAGCACCCGACTACAGAATTGCCGCAATGTGTTTTACCTGTCACACAGAAATCGACCAAGGTGCGTCACTTAGCAAAGCAGAGAGAGTGGCTAGGTGGGAAGAAGCGCACAGAAAAACGATTGCCTTGTTATTTGAATCAGGGTTTTTATATACCAAGTTTTGAACAAATGACCCAAGACGCTGTGGAATTGTTAAACTCCCTTAATGTTGATCCTAAACCTACCCCTGCCCCCATCCGTAAATCATTACTGGGGGAGTCATGGACACAGGCGATTCGTAAGCAAGGCGGGAAAAGAGTTTAAGGAGCAGGTCAGCGAGTATGTAGCGGAGTGGAATGTACCCAAGCTAGGCACAGCAAGACTTGAGATGCAAGTAACCCTCTACCCCAAGGATAGGCGCAAGCAAGATATTGATAACCGCATCAAGGCTCTTTGGGATGCCCTAGCCGATGCTGGTGTATTTGATAACGATGAGCAAATTGATGTGTTAATGGTACAGCGTGGCGCAATAAAAAAAGGTGGTGGTTGTCTTGTAGTTATTGATAAAATAGAGGAAACTACACCCATTACATAAGGATTTGTATGGAAAACTGTGCATTATTCCTAGCAACATTACTACACTCAGCGACCAATACGCACTTCTTCCATTGGTCTACCGACAGCTTTTCAAAGCACATGGCACTCGCTGAATACTACGATGGGATTGTGGACTTGACCGACCAATTGGCCGAGTCCTACATGGGCAAGTACGGTAAGTTCACCGCCTTCCCAAGCGTGTACCACCAACCTAAAGACCCAGTACGCTATCTAGAATCTTTGCAGAACTTTGTAAAAGAAGCCCGCCAAGACCTACCCCAAGACAGCGAACTACAGAACATCATTGATGAGATCGCAGACCTCATTAATACCACCGCATACAAACTCAAGTTCTTGAAATAATGGATAAAAAAGCCGATTACCAACAAGCCAATAAAATGGCGCAGATTCTAAGAAATTTAGAGGTTAACGGTCGTGCAATGGATGTTGGCAGGGTTGGAACACAATACAGCGGTCGACTTGGTTATAACTTTCCTGTAAAGAATGACAGCGTTTTAGGCGTTGGTGCAAGCGGTACTGGGTTTGCAGACAATCGTTTTAATATTCCTTCGACCATTAATTCTGTTGACCTCAGTTATGGAACACCCGACCAACGCTTGACTTTAGGGTATTACCCCAATAAATCAGAATTTATGGGGCAACCTATTGGGCAAGGTGGGGTATCACTAATGTACCGCAAACAATTTGATTAAGGATATATATGCCATTAGACAAGTCAGGTAGCCAAGAATCTGTTGGCAAGAACATCAAAGCCGAAATGAAGGCTGGCAAGCCCAAGAAACAAGCCGTAGCGATTGCCCTTAACACCGAGCGTGAATACTCTAAGGGTAGCCGTAAAGCCAAGCTAGAAGACGCATACGCTAAGTACATTGAGGAAAAGGCATGAGTCGTAGGGATGACATTCGTGCGGCAGTAGAAAAGCACGATAAACCCATTCCTAAGACAACAACGGGCAAGGATAAGAATTACCTGCCCACAGAGCAGGGCGCAGGGATGACCGCCAAAGGGCGTGAGGCGTATAACCGTAAGAACAACGCTAACCTAAAAGCCCCAGCACCTAACCCTAAGACCGAGGCAGACAAAGGCAGGAAGGCATCATTTTGCGCCCGTATGGGTGGTGTAGTCGCTAAGAGCAAGAATGCTGAAAGAGCAAAAGCAAGCATGAGGAGATGGAACTGTGGCTAAACAAGGACTATACGCAAACATCCACGCCAAGCGTGAGCGCATCAAGGCTGGATCAGGCGAAAAGATGAACAAGGTTGGTAGCAAAAATGCCCCAACAGCACAGGATTTTAAAGAATCTGCTAAGACTGCTAAACCCACACGCAGAGAGATGATTGCTTCTAAGATGAAGGATATGTAATGGTTAATCAGAAGTTAGCCGCTATCTTGCGTCAATTTGACCCTCATGGTGCTGACTATGATTACGATACCGCTATTGCCGCAGGGATGAAACCCCAGCAAGAAGGCGGTGAAAACCAAGGTCACTGGGGGTCAGTAGCCCCAACACCTATGCAGTA